ATCACCCTCGTCGGCGGGACACTCGTCAAGACATGAGCATCAACGTCACCATTCAGCACAGGGACGGGACGCAGACACTCAGCACAGTATGGCCCTCAACAGAGGTCGCACTGGAAGACGAGTTCAATGTCATCTGGGGAGAAGTCTTCGCACAAGAGTTCGTCCCGCAGAAGTATCTCTACTTCGTTGCATACACCGCCGTCCACGAGGCAGGCAAAACACCGCTCGACTTTAAGGACTGGATCAAGACGATCGCATCCGTCGCAGTCGTTGACGGTGATAGCCCAAAAGACTTGGACCCGGAAGCACCACTTGGCTCATCGGAGTCCTAGCAGTCAAGACCGGCATCTCACCACTCGACCTACTCAAAACACCACCCGCCATCCTTCGCGTCATGATCGAAACTCAATGGCCTAAGAGTCAAGAACTATCAGGAGATCAAGCATGGCAAGCACTGGCACATTTGGCTTCCGGCTAGCACCCGATCAAGTAGTCAAGACCGAGATCCTCGGTCTCCGTGAAGTACAACGAGACCTCAACAAACTTGGCGACGACACGAAAAACGAGATGAAAGACACCCACAAAGAAGCCGCCGAGGTTGTCGTCATGGGAGCCAAGCGTCTCGTCCCATACCGCACCGGAGCACTCGCCGAATCCATTCGAGCACTGGCAACAAAGTCCTCTGGACGAGTTCGTGCAGGCTCCGCCTCCGTCCCCTATGCAGGACCGATCCACTTCGGATGGCCCGCCAGAGCAATCAAGCCGAACCCCTTCATCTACGACGCTCTCGACGAACGACGCGACGAGATCCGAGACCTTTACGAAGAACGAATCGACGAACTCATACGCAACTACGGACTCTCAGCCGGACAACCACTTCGTCAAGCTCGAGCCGTAACATCGACCGCCGGTCAACGCAGACCTCGTCAATCCAAAAACAAGAAACCCGACGTACGCGTACCCGATGCACTCCTCCGAGATAAGTCCGGAAACATCTACGCCGGAATCTTCGACGGCAAGATAGTCAAGTACTAGAATCATCTCATGGCTCGCGGAATCTCAGTAGTTATCTCAGGCAATGCGGCACCACTCCGCAAGGCAATCGGACAGGCGAACAAAAGCCTCGGCGACATGGGCAAAGGCACAACGCTCGCAATGGGAGCAGCCGCCGCCGCCACGACCGCATTCGCAGTCGCCGCAGTCAAAGCGGCCGCCGACGACCAAAAGCAACAAGCCCTTCTAGCGCGTCAACTCAAAGCATCCGCCGGAGCATCAGACGAACAAGTCAAGTCGGTCGAGCGTTACATTGACGCCACGCAACGATCCGTAGCAGTCACAGACACCGACCTTCGTAGCGCGTTCCAGTCCTTGACCGTTGCCACGGGAGACGTCGCAAAGGCTCAAAACCTCGTCAACGTGGCAATCCAGACAGGAGCGGGAACTAATAAGTCCGCCGCCGTAGTAGCAGATGCCCTCTCAAAAGGTTACGCCGGCAACATGAGAGCACTGGCAACACTGTCGCCCGAGGTCAAGCAAGCAATCAAGAACGGCGCAACATTCAACGACGTCGTCGCAATTCTCAACAAAAACTTCTCAGGAGCGGCCACCGTTGCAGCCAACACCTACGCCGGTCAGATGTTCATCCTTCGCAACTCAATCGACGAAGCAAAAGAGTCAATAGGTAACGCACTCCTTCCGACCTTGAACACTCTCATTCCGGTCTTCGTCAAGGTCGCCAACTTCGCCGGTCAGAACGCCGCACTATTCGGAGGTCTTGGCATAGCACTCGGCGCAACTGCTATCGGTATCGGCCTAGTCAAAGGAGCGACACTTGCATTCCAAGCCGCCGCCACTCTTACGACCGCGATCAACTATGCACTCGCGACATCATTCACCGCAGTCCAAGTCTCAACCGGCATCGGCATCGTTACCGCCATCGCAGGCGCGGCCGCATTCGTGACAATTAAGAAAAGCATGGACAACGCGGCCGCCTCCGCCACCAACTACGCCGGAGCAATACAAGGCACGATCGACACTCAAGAAAAACTTAACGCCGTCATCGGTCCAGTACCATCTCGAGACTTTGCCACGTTCTCAAAGTTCTACGCAGATGCCGCCGCCGCTCGAGCCGCCGCCGACAAGTCCGCAGCAAGCGCGGCAGATAAACAGAAACAAAAGATAGACGGACTACGCAACAGTCTTAAGTCCGCACAATCAAGCCTCCGCTCATACGTTGAAGGAATCCGCGACTCTGTGACCGCATCGGTCTCACTGTCGAGCGCGTTCTCAGACGCAACCGATCAAGAAGCGAACCGAAGCGGAGCGGTCTCCGATGCTCTCCAAGAACGAAGAGACGCCTACACCGCACTACATCAAGCGCAAGCAACAGACGACACGAAAGGCTATGCCGCCGCCCTTGAGAGCGTTGCAATCGCAGAGAACAAAGTCAAGGCCGCACAAGAAGTCAAGACCAAGTCCTACGGCGACATCTTCCGTCAACAGATCGCCGCCGCAAAAGAGTTCGGCGGCAACCTACAAGCACTAATAGCCAAAGGACTCGGCAAGTCAGGACTCGCGCAACTCCTAAACCTCGGACCCGTCGCAGGTAACTCAGTAGCAAAAGACCTCCTAGCGGGTACAGGCGGCCTCACAGTCGGCGGACTAAACGCAGACCTAGCATCAGTCGCCGCCGCAGGCACCGCCGTCGGCATGAGCATCCCCGGCGTCTCATCGGCCCTCGGTGCAACAGTCGGCAGCACCTACCAGATCACAATTCAAGCCGGAGTAGGCGACCCCGTAGCAATAGGCAAAGAAGTCGCCGCAGTGTTAAACACTTACGGAGCCAAGACTGGCGGAGTTCCACTTGTTGTCAAGCAACCGAAAGCGGCCGCAAAGAAAAAAACTAGCAAGGTTCGCTAGTGGCATTCCCAACGACTCAGGTCTATATCGCATTCAACGACGGACCCAATGTCGTCAGTCCAACATGGACGCCAGTCACGACATACGTTCGCCAGATTAACATTCAACGAGGCCGCCAGAATGAGCTCTCGGACTTCGAGTCAGGCAACGCCACCGTCGTCTTAGACAACCGAGACCGACGCTTCGACCCGTTCTACACCTCCGGACCGTATTACGGCACCGGCACGAGCCTCGTCCCACGTCGCCAGATCAAGATCGAGGCAACAATCTCCTCCGTCGTCTATCCCGTCTTTCGCGGATTCATAGAAGGATGGCCCGTGTCAATCACAGACGCAGGCTATGACACGACCGTCACCGTCCAATGCTTCGACGCTCTCGGTCTCCTAGCAGATGAGGAGATGCCAGACGACATCTCAAGCACCTATATCTTGAGCCTTGCGCCTCGCCACTATTGGCCACTAGACGACCCGATAGACCCACAAAACTTCACAAGCACTCAACTCGTCGATCTCGGCAGTAGCCCTAAACCATTGACCAACACCGACACCGCAACACTCACGGCCAACGCCGAAGGATTAGCACCCGCCCTACCGAATACCTCATGCTCACTGTATTCGGTTGACTCAAGCCTTCCCGGATGGAAGTTCGAGATACCGTCAATGGCGGCAACCGATACGACCTTGACTAAATGGTTCAGCGTCGGCTCAGACAACGTCTACTATCCAGTCGCCTATTACGGCCTTAGCCATAACGTCATCGCCCAATACTCCGCTTCAACGAATAAGATCGAGTTAACAATCACCAACGGGACGACAATGCGGAACGCCAGTTGTCCGGCATACCTTGACAGATTCCAAGCACACCACATCGGAATCGTCACAACCTCAACTGGAGTCGTCACTCGAATCGTCCTTGACGGCGTCGACCAAGTAGTAACACAATCATCGTTCGCGTATGCAATCACTAACACCGAAGGATTCTTCACTTATTCCGGCAAGCATCAACAAGTCGCAATATGGTCCTCGGCTCTCACACTCGTTCAGATCCAGACCATCTTTCGTCTCGGCCGTGGCCTACTCACCGAAGGCACCGTCGCCAGATTCAACCGCGTCATCGGATACACCACGTTTCCATCCGGACTCACATCAACCCCGTCCACAACATATTTGGCCACACTCTCAGAGATCAGCACCGGCGGACCACCAACAACTGATGAACTCCAGACAATCTCAGACTCCGAAGGCGGCAACCTATTCGTCTCGCGCAACGGCACACTCACACTCACATCACGCACCGCAATCTTTGAGGGAACAAGCCTCACATCGCAAGCAACATTCGGCGGAGCCGGAATCTCCATCGGCACCGAACTCGCCTATCGACTAGACGCCAAGAACCTACGGAACACACTCGCCGTCGGATACTCAGGAGACGGAACAACAGAACTCTCCAACGCCGCCTCAGTCACCGCATACGGCACCGCAGGAGGCTCATGGTCTACGCAGCTCTCATCCGTAACCGACGCGCAAGCACTCGGCAACCTCCTCGTCGGATTCTCCGCCACACCCGCCGTCGTTATCGACCCGATACAAGTCAACGTCTCAGCAACAGACGCCTCATGGACAACCATCCTCGGCCTCGAACTACTCAACCGCATCACACTCAACATCGTCCAACAAGTCGGATCCGCAATCACTCTTAGTCAGATTCTCCAGTCAATCGAGCACACCATCACTCCGTCGCAATGGATTACAACCATCAACGGCTCCGTCAGATTCACCAACCCATTCATTCTCGGAACTAGTCTTCTTGGCGGAACCGATCTAATCCTCTAGGACACTTATGGCAACACCCACAAACCTTCCCGCAGCAGTCACAGATGGCACCGCACTAGCAGCAGCGACAGTTAACAACATTCGAGGCGCGTTCCGCATCCTTCAAGTAGTCACAGGAACTCAAAGTGCAGGAACAAGCAATACGACGACGACGTATGCCGCTACAGGCCTTAACGCCAGTATCACCCCACAATCAAACACAAGCAAGATTCTCGTCCTTGTCCAACAAAACGGTTGCTACAAATCAAGCGGAACAAACAACGCCCTAAACTTAAAACTTCAGCGCGGAACTACTGACATAGTTACCAACATCTATATCGGCCTCAGTGCAAGCATCGACCT